TGCAACTTCTGTTGATCCAACTGCGCGTCCGCCTGTTCGCTCTGCGCCTTGATCTGCAACTCCTGCTCCTTCAACTTCACCAATGGGTCCGGCTGACCCGCTCCGCTGATCTGCGCAGACATCGCCTTCGCCTGCTGCATGCCCTCGGCAACAAACTGAGCAACCATCGCCTGATACTGCATCTCCTGCTGATCCGCATCCATAGGACCCATCTGCTGCATCTGAGCCATAGCCTGCTCTTCCGCCGCTATCTTTACATGCTCCATGACGTGCTTCTGCATAGCAACAGCAACGGGCGGCATACCACCCACCATCGGACTCGCACCAAATACCAAGTGAGACATAATGTGCGCCTGATGGTTCTGACCCTGAAACGCGTACAACGGTATCTGATCCAACGCGTTGATGTTCTCCTGCGCAGGGTCCGTGGGCCGCGGGTCTTCTTCCGGCATCGATTTCATAATGCGATCCGTATCAGTAACACCCAACGCCTCATACATATCACGATAAACCTCGTGCATGTTATGCATCTCAGGAGCCTGTGACGCTAACTGCAACTTAGTCTGAGCCATAGCAATACGCTGCGCCTGACTAAATACATTCGGATTAGAAACAGGCAATACATCCACACGATCATCAAAGTCAGTCGCCATGATCGTCTGATCGTCGCCCGCGACACTATACGGATACTCCTGCGGTAAGCTCTCGCTCATCACACGAGAAAGTATCTTGAACTCCTGACGCATCGCATAGTGCAACCGCTTATGAACAGCACTCATGACCCGCGAACCTTGCTCCAACATAGCGATAGTCGTGCCAACAGCCGCTTGCTGATTGCCGTCGCCCACCTTCATGTCAGTAATAGTCGCGAACCGCTGACCCGCCTGAACCACAAAACCTAACAGGTTAAACAGTGTCTGGTCGGGTCCCTTAAATGGCAGCGGCATGAGGCTATCTCGGATAGCCCCACCCGGCGCGTCCACGTCGCGGAACTCTCCGGGCTGAAGCGGATCGTCGTCATCTCTGATACGAAGTCCACGGGCCTTGAAGCCCGCAGGGAGATTGGACAACGTACCGGCGTCGATCAACTGCCTCAGTGCTGCCGTGGCGGTACGGGATAGACCGCCAATCGTGTGAATCAGACCCAAACCATAGAACCCAAAGCCCGGTAGGAACTTGTAATGCACAAAGTAGTTGATCTTCTTGCGCAACGGGTCTTCTTCACGATAATTCCGCCGAATCGACAATATTTGCCCATTATCCTGCGAAATCGTCACCACATACGGCAATTTAATGCCCGTTGGCTCGCCCTCGTCGTCTACATCCTCGTACCCCTCAAGGTCCAAATCAACGTGGCATTCCAACAAAGTACAGTCATAATCAATCTGAGAAGGCTCAAAACCACCAATCCGGTCCATCTCCTCAGTCACATCGTCCAACTCTTGCTGCGCAGGTATGACAGGAATATCTAAATAAAACCCACCAACCTGCATCTTACGCAAGTCGTTCAAATCCATCTTCACAACCTGCGTTACATTCGGACATGTCTCCAAATCCGCAGTGTCGTAAGGAACCACCAAATTCTCCGCAGGAACGAATTTAGACACAATACGGCCCAAATTCTCATCATAGTACACCTTCTTGAACGTACTCCCCGCCAACGGAAGATAAAACAGCATCTGATCCATATCAGGCGTGTACTCTTCCATCACGTTCGTAATGTAGTAGTTCATAAACTGCTTCACACGATGAGCCTGATCTACCTTGTCTCGCGTCTCCTTGCCCATCACTACAGTGCGAACAGGTCCAGACGCAGGCAACAACTCATTAAAAGCCTGCGCCTGAAACTGTGTGGCCGCCTCGGCTAACAATGGGTGAGTAACACCAGAGGCTCCACGGAACGGTTGGGTCCGATCCTCGTAACTAAATCCAAGCAACTCCAAGCCATTAGAGTACGTGTCTTCCCACTCCTGACGAGAAGAACGGTTCGCATCATACTCGCTCAACAAATCCCCAGATATCCGAGATAACTCAGAATCATCCAAAGTCTCCGCCAAGTTTTCGTCAAAACCACCCTCCGGCATATCCTCCATCGGATCAAAATCTACAATGACGTCGCCGTTCTCTTCCTCAATAATCTCAATCTCATCACCAAGGTCCGTGAGCAACGGCTCTTGGCCAGAGTCAGGTATCTCAAGCTCCAACTCAGCCGCCATCTCACCCTCGTCAAGCTGAGACGGAACCACTAATCCCGCTATCGGTTCTCTAGCCATAAGCTACTCCAATCAATAATATGCCCGTATCCTAGCAGATTCTTCGCCTTCTTGCCAATCATCTGTTGGTAACTGGACAAAATTACCCTGACGATACCGCATCAAAGCCTGCGTCATGCTGTCAACCAAGTCGTCATGCTCACCATTCGGAAACGCAGCAACCTCCTCAATCATCTCATCCGCAAACGTCTTGTCAGGTGCCCAAACCATGCCCGCCTCAAACAACGGACTCACACTGTGTACACGCGTCACCTTGTCATTACCACGACTCGGCGTGAAATTCACCACAGGTATACCCATATTTCTTAATTCGTGTGTCAAAGGCATACCACTCGCCTTAGCCTCAATGATAACCGTGTCGGGGTCCCAAAACTCATACTCCTCCAAAGCTATCGCCTTCAACTCCGGAAACTCCCATCGACCCTTCTTACTATCCAACAATATCAAGTTAGGACCACTACCACCCTCATTCGGATAAAATACTCCCCAAGTCGTAATCGCACTAAAGTCCGCACTCTCACGCTTACTAAACGCAGTATCGTAACTCTGTATCACATACTCCAATTGCGGAACCTTCTCCTTCTCCCACATGCGCCACCACTCACGCTTAATAATAGCATTCTCCTCACCAGTAGGCTGCTGCTGATACTGCGCGTTCCACTTGCTCGGAGGTATAGATGCGCGGACCGCGGTCAAATCCTCAAGACTCCAAAACTCAGGCCAACACGGAGTCCCATCATCAAAAATAGCCGGCAACTCCACAACTTCCCACTGATCCGCCAAAGGGTCTTTAGCCATAGCCCGCAACAACTGACCCGTCATGTCCTTCTCAGACCAACGCGTCTGGACCAAAACTATACTACCACCCGGCTGTAAACGCTGTCGGGGACCCCCAGTATACCAATCCCAAGCATCATCAAAACCACTGTTACTCATCGCAGTCTGCTCAGAATGAGGGTCATCAATAATAACCAAGTCACCACCACGACCCGCCAAGTTCGAACCAACACCAACAGCGTAGTACATCCCACCACGGCTCGTGTCCCACCGACCAGAGGCTTTACTGTCCGCCGCGAGCTTTACGTCAGGGAAAACATCCTTGAACTCGTCACTGTCAATCAGGTTCTTCGTCTTCCGACCAAAGTTCACAGCAAGCTCCGTAGTGTGCGTCGCCTGAATGATTTTCATGTTAGGATTCTTGCCCATCATCCACGCCGGAAACAGGAAAGATGCGAACTCACTCTTCGTGTGCCGCGGGGCCATATTGATGATTAATCTCTTCAATTCACCCCTAGAAACACGCTCTAGTTTTTCGGCTATAATCCGGTGGTGCCTACCAGATATAAAGTCTGGCCACATTGCAGATACAAAATCTAGAAAATTTTCACGGCAAGATTCCTGTTTTTCAAGCTGTGCTAGACGCAATCTAAGCTTTAATGCTCTGTCTTCTACTGAACTTGTAGTTGCATTCATGTCGGGGACCCTAAACGATTTTATGCGATATCTAACATATAATGCATATTCGTTGGTTTTTACAGATAATTATTTGCGAAAAACATGGCCCAAGCCCCCGAGGTGAGAGCGCGGGGGCCGCGCTGCGCGGGCCGCGAAACATGGTTTCCGGCCATGGTTTGATGACCCGATATTCGGGGGACCCGACGCGTTGCCGGTGCCATCGATGCCCGGCGTTTTACAATTAATTAATTGCACCGGTCCGATTAATTGCACGGTCAATTAATTGTAAATGCGATTTTGGGCGCAGTTATTTTGCCGCGGTTTGGGGACCAGATCGCACGGCCGCCGATTAGTTTTGCGCAGCAGCTGCGCCGCGCGTTTGGGGTTCGATGGGGCGGGATCCGATGACCACGGCCCACGGTTCGGGGCGCGTCGTACGTTTGGCAGGCAGGGCGGGCGGCGGCCGCTGGCTTGTATTAAAGACAAATAAAAAGGCCCGCACGGGGCGGGCCAATCGTTGGTTTGTGTCGGTTCGTTGGTTAGAGTTGTGGCGTTATATCGAACGAATAGGTTAGCGTATCGCATGCCAAAACGCCGTATTGCGCCGCGTCGTGATAGCGCATGAAATGCGGTTCGTCGTCGCAATCAATCGGCCAACATTGATTGTATTCCCGCAGCATAAAACCAGTAAATGCGTCCAGTGCGGCGTTGTCGTCGTCATCCAATCCGCTTGGATCATCATTGATTAAGGCGCATGCCCAATTCGCGGGCAATTGGAACGTTTCAATTTTCATTTTGTACCTCACAAATAAAAAGGGGCGGGATTGCCCCGCCCCATTGATCGCATATTATCGCTTATCAGTCAAACCGTGCGATTTTCGCTTGGTCCAAATTGAATTGGCGGTGGCGGATCGCAACAATTGCGCAATCGTAAATGAAACATTCGACGTCGTCGGTTTGTAATTTCACGATTGGATGCATGGCGGGATCGTCATCATATCCAGAGCGATAAACGCCCGCGGGATCGATCACGCCGTTTTTGGTCCATGCGTTGGACTGGAACCCGCCGCAACCATAAACCTTGTCCATCCCGTCGGCTACAAATTGCAAAAGGTACGCGGGATCGGTGATGTATTCCCGCCCGTCGGCGTTGGCCGCTTCCCAAAAAAACATCGGGATCACGCCCGCCAAATCGCGCCAATAGTCGCGCATGGTTTCAACGTCGGCGTCGTTGGTTGGGTTCCATTTCGCGCCACATAGGCCCAAAATGATTTCCTGCGGATCGATTGCGAAAATTGGATTGCTCATTATTTCACCTCTAATGTTGCTGTGATTGTACCATCGCGGACAAAATCGCGGATCGTATCGCGAACGGTTTCCGCTATTTCGTCGTCATTAGTCTGGTATTCCTCAATGTTGCTCTCGGTGATGATATCTTGCAAATCCAATTCGTCGCGGATTTCGTATTCATTATCTTTCACCAAATCCATGAACGCGTCGGAATTGTCGCGCATATAATCGGCGAACGCGCCCGCCAAATAACGTTCCATTGACGGGATCAATAGCGCGTCGATCTGGCCCCGCATTGCATCGCGTTCCCGTTCGTAAGTATCGGCGTTATTTTGCGCCGCTTCCAATTGGGCGGTTAAGTTTTCATTTCGCGCGGTTAATTCTGCATGCGTTAGCATTGGGCCGCGTAGTTCTACATTTTCCATTGTTTTACCTCATAAATAGAAAAGGGGCAGGATTACCCCGCCCCCAATAAATCGCATATTGTCTTATATGTAAAGCTTTAAAAACTTTAGGCGGCAATACGCGCCCAATCGCGGTTGGATATGTTGAGCAATTGCCCGCCGCGTTCCTGCCACATATCGACGTCGTCAATATCCGCCTTGTGAGCGCAAGCGGTCACTGCGTTAACCAACGTTGCACGGGATAGCGGCCGCCCCTGCTCATAACCAGATTGGCCAATCGTTTGCATCAAACCGTTCAAAACGTCGTTATTTTCTTTTTTGGACAATTTCAAAACGGTGCCCACGCTCTCGACAATATCGACAACTTCAAATTCACCCTCAATCACGTCATCGGCCGCGCGGCGCATCTGGTCCAATACCGCATCGAAGCTTTCACGCGACGCATAAGCGCCCGTCAAATCCCGAAGCTTTAATTCAAGAGCGCGATTGTCGGCGTCTTTAGCTTCATTCGACAACAGGCCATAATCGGATTGATCCCGTGCACTTGTAATATGAGAGCTGCGCGTTTTGTTTTGGGTTTGCATCCCGTTCAAACAAGCCAACGTCCAATTGATCTGATAAACAGAAACCGAACCCGCGCCAACTTCCGAATTTTGGAACCCTATGCCATTGGCCATAATATCACCAACGGCCGCACCCGTTCCCGTTTGGGTTTCTGATTTGAGGCGCAAATAAAGACGTTTATCGGAAACGTCCGCGTTTACAACTTTCCATTGCGCTTCGCTTTCCATTAATTGGGGCAAGCTTGCTTGTAATAGATTGACGTTGTCGAAAGTTTTAAACTTATCAGAAACAAACGCCCGCGCCGTTCCGCCGTGCTCATCCGCATCTAGATATGTCCGCACCATACGGTTCACGGGTTCTTTCTGCCACCGCGCATTGATTAGGGCGTCATATTCGGCGGGATAATTCGCTTGCAAACGACGGGCCGTGCGAGTGTCGATTTCGGCCGCCTGTGCGATTTGGCCTTGCGTAAAATCGTTAATTTTTAAAATGCGCGTGGGTTCGCCCCCGTTTTGCTCAATAACCAATTGCGGGTTGCCGTCAACGTCAGTGACCTTGGCAAGGTTATTTGTAGACGTCAAAAAATCCGCGCTGCGGTTGTGACGTTCCTGCACGGTTTGCAATAGCTGCGTTAAAGTGCCTTTTTCATTTTCGATGTTATGCATGTTTTTTACCTCATAAATGCAAAGGGGCAGGATTACCCCGCCCCGTTTGTCTCATATTATCGCATATTATGCAATACTGAATTTTTAAAAAGTTTATTCCGCGCCAATATCGCCCGCAACATGGTGGCGCACAATAGACCGCGGCGGCAAACCAGAAACAAACCGTTTCAATTTTTCCCCGTCGGTTTCATCTTGCGACGCGTTGGCGGTTTCATCCCACCATATACGACAATTGCCCGCATCCGCATAGCATCCGCCGCGGATAGTTGGATCAGCGGCCGCGCGTTTGCTCGGACCGTGCGCAGTAAAGCCAACAATGAAATTGCGATTTAGGCGGGCGCACAATGGTTCCCCGTTCCCACATTGGGCGCAAGATATATCGCGATATTCGGCAGGACAGCGCACAATAGTTTTCCCGTGCGGTGCGGCAGTTTTGCGGCCGTGCCAAAATTCCGCGGGCACCACCAAAACAGAGGGAACGCCGTTATAGATCGACGCCGTCGCAGCAAGCGCGTTTTCTGTTGAAAAGTTTATGACGGTTTTCCCCTCTTTTAATTTTTTGCCCCAACCGAAAACATTGGGATCAAAATGCGAATATGTAAACGAAACGCCTTTACTCGGCACCGAATCCAATAGCGCGTCAAAATATTCCCAATCAATTGATTCGGTCCCCGTCCCGCTGCAATTCATTTTGCAATCAATAGGACACGTCCCGTATTTGTTCTTTGTGCCCGCCCGATATGTCACAGCGATGCCTTTGGTTTTTTTAGCGCGTGAAATTTCTACAGTTTTAAGCATAACGTTCACCTCATGATATGCGATTTGTCCCATATAAATGGCAAATAAAAAACCCCGCGTCAATAGCGGGGTTAATTTTTTATCGGCGTCGTCTTTTATTCGTTCGTTTACTCAATTCCTCGTAATCTGCGCCATAAAGCAATCGCCCGATAAGATTAAATAAAAACATCATCACCTCGTTTGTTAAACATGTAAGCGAGTCTATGGGATCATGTGGGACTTATCAAGTTAAAAACGGAATCCCAATCAAACTTTTTCTCGGATACAAAAACGGCCTCTGTTTTGAGGCCGTCCGTTTTAACATCTATCGCTTGCCGTGCATGGTACAAAAACAACTTCGGGACCGACGTCGCCTTGGATTGCTGTTTAACCAATATCCAACTGCTACTGTGCTTGTGCTTAGTCAGCCAAGCCACTTGATGCGGGCTAAGATTTACCGCGTTCGCTTTGCAAAACTTTAGTTCGACAAAATGAAACGCGCCGCGCTCATCACAGATCATCAGATCAGGAAGGCCACGCCCAACAGAGTTTTCAATTCTGGTCAGAATTAAATTCCGCGTCTTCGATCTCTGCGCTGCTGCTTTCAATTGCTGATAAAGGCCCGCTTCGGTCTTCATCTTGATTTGGGGTAATATCGATTGCG